GGGGAAGTACTGATGAAAACCAAAAAGCTGAAGCTCTTCCGCGCCTGGTTCGCCGAGATCGGCGGCGACGGAAACCAGCGCAATCACGAAATCGTGAGCGTCGCGGCCGAGCACCTGGCCGGCGCTACCGCGATCGCCTACGCCGAGTCGAGCGAGACCCGCAAAGTCCTCCGCGTCGAAGCGCAGGGCGGGGAAGTGATCGTCGCGGAGTAACCGATGAGCCTGCAGATCTGCCTCGGCCGAAGTCTCGCCATCCTGCAGCTGTGGCACTACGACGCCGCGGTGGACTCTCGGGTGATTTTCAAGCTCGCTTTGTGTCGCGAGCCAAAGTGGTGGGGCTTCAACTTCGAACATCCCTACGGCGGCGGCCTCATGTGGCACTTCCGATTCGGCAAACACCGGTGGGCTTATGTCTGCCGCGGGCCGCTCGAGAGGGTTTACTAGCCGATGCCCTACGACGTCGACAAGCTCGTCGCAACCGCTCGGGCGCGCCTGGCATCTGCGCGCGCGGCCGAACAGGAGATCCGCGACGAAGCGGCGATCGACAAACGCTTCCTGATCGGCAAGCAGTGGGACGAGAAGGTCAGAAACGAGCGCATCGCCGGCGGCAAAGCCGCGCTGACCATCAACCGGCTCGGCGCCTTCCGCAACCAGGTCGTAAACGACATCCGCCAGAACAACCCGCAGGCGCGCGTCTCACCGCGGCGCGACGGGACCAAGGAAACCGCGGAAGTCTATGAAGGCCTGATCCGCGCGATCCAGTACGACTCCGACTCGCAGATCGCTTTCACCGAGGCCGCGAAATACGCGATCGGATCGAGCTACGGCGTGTTCCAGCTCGTCGCCGAGCTGGTCGACGAGGAAACCGGCGAGCACGATCTCAAAATCGAACCGGTCTACGATCCGGACACCGTGTTTTTCGATAACCACGCGATGAAGCCCGACCGGAGCGATTCGCGCTGGGCGATGAAGCTCGTCCCGATGAGCCGGATCGAATTCATGGAGCGGTGGCCCAACGCGGAGGCGACCGGCCAGAACTTCGCAAGCGGCGAAACCGAGTGGATGGATCCGCGCGGCGATGGCGCTCACGTTCTCGTCGCGGAGTACTTCTGCATCGAAGAGGCCGGCAGCTCGAACGTCGCGCTCGGCGCCGATCTCGAAGGCGAGGACGCCAAACCGGCGCGCAAGCGCAAGGAAAAGGGCAAAGAGCTCGTCAAGCACATCATCAATGGCGTCGAGGAGCTCGAGCCGCCCACGCTGCTGCCTGGCACGCGCGTGCCGCTGTTCCCGGTCTACGGCGATGAAATGTGGGTCGACGGCAAGCGCAACATCGGCTCGCTGATCCGCGACTCGCGCGACCTGAACGTTCTCTACAACTGGGAATCGACCAACGAAGCCGAAACGCTGGCGATGAACAGCAAAAACCCGTATCTCGCGACGCCGGCGATGATCCAGGGCCACGAAAAAGAGTGGAAGCAGATGAACACGACGAACCGCAACTACGTCCTATTCAATCCGGATCCGCTCATTCAGGGCGGCAAGCCCTTCCGCGACTGGGCCGAGCCGCCGATCGCGGCCATCTCCCAGGCTAAGGCGCAGACCGCCAACGAAATGCGCGACGTGATCGGCCTGCACGATCCGTCGCTCGGAAAGCAGCAGTACGCGGGCCAAAGCGGCCGCGCGATCGCGCAGCTTCGAAGTGAAGGCGACCTCGCCACCTACCACTACACCGACAACCTGTCGCGGGCGATTCGCTCCATGTGTCACTGCCTGCTCGAGTGGATCCCGTGGTACTACGACACCGAGCGCGAAATCGTGATCCTCGGCGAGGATCTGGCCGAGAAGATCGTGCGCGTGAACACCGAGCAGCCGCACACAGACGAAGAGACCGGCAAGACCTATCACCACCAGCTGGGCGTCGGGAAGTATTCCGTGGTGGTCAAGATCGGGCCGAGCTACGACACCGAGCGCGAAGAAGAAGACGCCTTCTGGGAAGCGACGGTCAAGGCGGCGCCCGAGCTGATGATGGTTTTCGGCGATCAGTATTTCGCGCACAAGGACGTCGCCGGCGCCGACATCGCGGCCGACCGGATGAAGCGGTTCATCGCGATGAAGACGCCAGGCCTGATCGAGGACGACAAGGGTGCGAGCGTTCCGCCCCAGGTCCAGGCGCAGATGGCCCAGATGCAGCAGCAGCTGCAGCAGCTGCAGCAGCAACTTCAGCAGGCGATGCTGGTCATCAAAACGAAGCAGATCGAGTCGCAGGGCCGCGTCCAGGTCGAGCAGATCAAGCAGCACGGCACGCTGATGAAGGCCGCGCTCGAAACGCAGACTGCGGCGCATTCCGACGTCCTGGCGCATAAGCGCGACATGGTCAAGATGCTCCTCTCCGAGCTGATGGACGCGGCCGAGCACATGGGCCAGATGGATCACGAACACGCCCTCATCGACCACCAGGCGGCCGTGGCGCCGCCGCCGATGGCGCCGGCAGCCGGCGACCAGGGAGCACCTCAGCAATGAAACGCCTGATTCCTCTCGCCCTACTCGCGCTGGTCGCTTTCGCGCCGGCTCGCGACAAGAAAGACGTCGAGCGCATCGCCCAGCTCGAGCACCAGGTCGCCGAGCTCAAGCAGGGCCAGGACGCGATCGACGCCGGCGCGCGCGATGCGTTCGAGCGGGTCCAGACGATCATCCTCCACCTGATCGAGGCCGCCCAGGACGCCGACGAGCGGATTTCACGGCTCGAGCACATGAACAAGGCCGAGTAGTCGGGCATAATATGCGTGTGAACCGGCGCGGCTTTCTCGGGATCCTCGGCGGCGCGATCGCCGGCGCCGCGATCGCGACTCCAGCCGTCCGAACACTCCACCAGTTCGGGGTGCAGTTCGAGATCGAGACCTTTGCGGAATTTCAGCGGCTCTACATCCAGCCGGCCGTGGAGAAGCTCGCGGCGCAGATCGATCGCGCGCTTCTGGATGGCTACGCGACTTACTTCCGCCTCGGACCATCGGACGAGTTTGAATCCGAGGTGATGGATCGCAACCTTCACGCAGCCCTGGCTCCGTTCCCCGAAGCTCGCTATCGGCAGGAATGGGATCCAACACGCCGCACGCATGTCGGCATGATCGACATCGGAATCGCAGCCTAAACAGCATCATCCCGCGAGTGGCGACTATCTGAGTGCCAGCACGCCGGGAAGCGGCTTTCTAGAAAGGGCCGTCCGGATTGCCTGGTGCCGGGAGGCGATTTTGCCTCTACTTCGAAACGGCATCCGGTGATCCCGACGGCCTTTTCGTTTCCCGGGCCTGGTGATTTTCTTGGAGGCCCTTTCGGGAAACCATGCCTGAACCCGCTGTCGCTGAACCGCAAGCACCAAAGACTGAGACGTATGCCGATTTCAAAACCGGATTCGACAAACCCGCGTCGGCCGCTGCCGATGTCCAGCCCAATGCTCACGGAGTAAACGATCCGCAGGGCTCTGACCCTTCCGCGCCCGCCGGCGATCCGGCTGCGGCACAACCTGGCGACGGTTCGGACCCGTCTTTGAAGCAGGACAAAGTTGAGAAGCGCAAGCAGCAGATCCAGCGGGATATCGATCAACAGGTCGCCCGCAGGGAAGCCGCCAAGCGCGAAGCGGATGCGGAAGAGGAGCGTCTGCGAAAACTCAAAGGCGGAAGCCCGTCGCCCAAAGAATCTGCGCCGGAAGGCGCTGCCCCGAAACCCTTCGACGGAACCGACCCGAGCGATCCCGAGCCCACACAAGACCAATTCACGGACTACCAGCAGTGGCTGGATGCCCGCGCCGGCTGGATCGGACGCAAAGAGTTTCGCAAGCTCGAACACAGAAAAACGCAGAAGGCCGCCGAGGAAGCTCAGGCGCGCTCTCGCGAGGAAGCACAGCGCGGCTATAAGGCCGCCGTGACCGACTTCGAGACGCGCAGCAGCGAGTACGCGGCCGAGCACGATGATTATCCCGACCTGGTCGCCAAGTTCAAGGAGACGAAAATCTCTCCCGAAACCCAGGCGTTCCTGCTGTGGGGATGCCAAGGTGAGGAAGGCCCGGCGATGCTCCACCGGCTTATGAAAGAGCCGGACAAGCTGAAGGAGATCGACGGCCAGAAAACGCCGATTCTGCGGTTCGACGCGCTCTACAAGTTTAAGTACGAATCCCGCATCGCTGAGCTCGAAGCAGAGCTCGCGCAAGCTCGACAGACGCCTGCTGCACCGAAAAAAAGTTCAGCCCCGCCAGCGGGGACGAATTTACGCGGTGGAGGCAACCCTCCGGTGATCGATGAATCTGCCGGCTATACAGCCTGGAAGAAGAAATCCTTCGACCCGAAGCACGCAGCGTAAAGGACTCTCTGATCGAGCGGGCTCGCTATAGGAGCGGGCTCGATGCCCAACAATTTACTCTCAACGCAAAAGATCCTCTACCGGGGTCTGGCGCGGCTTTCCAACATGCTCGAGATCTGGCCGAACCTGTACGACGGGTACAGCAAGGAATTCGGGCAGCCTGGCGCGAAAGTCGGCCGCACGGTCGAAGTGAAAAAACCGCAGCGTTTCGTCGGCGTCGACGGCGCGCTGTTTCAACCGGAACCCCTCGACAATCTGGTCACGCCCGTGAGCGTCACGCAGCAGTCGGGCGTCCACTTCCAGGCCGACACGATGGAAGACTACATGTCCATCGAGGACTGGGACGAGAACTATATCAAGCCCGCGGCCGAGCGCCTCGCCAACAAGCTCGATTTCGCGGCAGCGCAGTACATGGCGCAGCGGACCTGGAACCTGGTCGGCACCTACGGCACCACGCCCACGGGAACGACCGCCTTCAAGCAGTACCTGCTCGCGGCGAAGAAGCTGAAGCAGAATCTGGCGCCGAAGGAAGGCCGCTGCATGGTCATCAACTCCGACGCGTCGACTGAAGTCGTCGACGCCTTGAAGGGGCAGTTCAATCCGCAGGCGACCATCTCGAAGATGTTCCAGCGGAACCGCATCGGCAAAGACACCGGCGGCATGGACTGGTACGAGACGGAAAACCTGGCCTCGCTCACTGCGGGCGCCCAGGCCGGAACTCCTGTGATCAACGGAGCCAATCAGACCGGCACCGGCGGAAACAACGGCACGATGCAGCTGATCCTCAACGGCTTCACCGCGGCCACCACCGTGAAGCAGGGCGACGTCTTCACCATCGGATCTGGCGCGACCCTCGTCACGATGACGAACGCCGGCAACTACCAGTCGACTCCGGTAGCCCAGCAGTTCGTGGTCGAAGCCGACGGCACCGCCGACGGAGCGGGCAATCTGACGCTGACCATCTCGCCGGCGATCACGCCGAGCGGCCAGTATCAGAACGTCAACCAGGTCGGTGCGAACGGCGCCTCGATTAACTTCCAGTCGCTTGCCTCGACCGCCTCGACGCAGTACCTGTGCTTCCACGAGACCGCCTACACCGTCGTTTCGGTGCCTGGAAAGGTCCCCGGCGGAACCGACATGGCGTACCAGGAGCGGGATCCCGAGACCGGGATTTATCTGCGCTTCATTCGTGACTTCGACACCGACACCGACATCTGGAAGTGTCGCTTCGACGTCTACTGGGGAATTTCACCGCTGTATCGCGAGCACGCGTGCCGCGTGGCGGGAGCTTAACAAACCCGGTCGAGGCCCGGTTCTCGGACCGGGCCACTTCCGAGAAAAGGAAACAAACGAAAATGACCAAACTTCGCTCGATTCTCTTCTTGCTGGGCCTGCCCATCGTGGCTCTCGCCCAGTCCAACACGCTCACGACCACCACGCTGAGCGCCGCGATCGCGCAGCCCACCGCGTCGACGCCTCCGGCGCAGTACATCACCGTGGCCTCGGCCACCGGCATCAACGTGCCTTCCATCACCAACGGAACGCAGGGGACGATGCTGTTTGTCGACCGCGAAGCGATCCGCGTGATCGCCCAGGTCGGATCGACGACCACCTTCCAGGTGCTCCGAGGCCAGAACGGCACTCGAGCCGTGGGCCACATCTCCGGCGCCTCCGTGCTGATCGGAAACCCGCAATGGTTCAAGCAGTCGGATCCGCTCGGCACGTGCGCGATCGGGACCGAGTACAGCTCGCCGTGGATCAACACACTCACCGGCGGCATCTGGGTCTGCTCGAACAACCAATACGTGCTCGCCAACCAGTCGGTTTTCATCCCGCCTTCGGCGTGCTGGATGACCCCGACCACCACGGCATTCACGACCGGCCCGGCTCTCACGCGGACCGGAGCTGGCTCTCAGGTGCTCTCGGGAACGACCAACACCACGGCCGGCACGATCGCTGTTAACTGCTCGCTCGCCGACATTCAGCTCGGCTTTGCGCCGTCCTTCGGCGTGATGCTCCAGGCTGTCTCGCTTCTCTATGGCGTGCAGACCACGGCGCTTTCCTCGATCGCGACTGCGATCGTCGACGGCATTACCTACCCCGCCTCCACCGCGGCCGGCGCGGCGGCTGGAGCGACCGTGGCGGCGATCGGCGGCACGCTCACGGTGACCCCGACCACGCTGCAGCTGGCGACCACGACGGCGGGCCAGTGCTACGACGAGAAGGTCTCCTTCGGTACTCCGTTCTACCTGAACTCGGACACCTTCCAGCCGACGCTTGAGCAGGTGTTCACCACCGCGGGCACCAGCGCGACCACCCTGCAGGTGTGCGGCGTGATTCTTTACTTCGGTTTGAATCCGCCCGAAATTCTCCCGGTTCCTTAACCCTCAGGCGGCCCTCAGCTCACCAAGCTGGGGACCGCCCACTTTTCGCATGGACAAGACGGTCCAACAGTACGCGCGCGACACGATGCGGATCTGCGGGCAGATGCAGAGGCCCGGCCGCGGAGTCTCGCCCGAGCAGCTCGAAGAGGTGACGTTCTTTTTGAACCAGCTGCTCGACTCCTGGAACACCATGCGAAACAAGATTTTCCAGGTGGCAGCCGCCATCTACACGCTGAGCCCGAACCTGCAGTACTACCTCATCGGCCCGAGCGCAGCGCCGACGGTGATCGGCGGCATTTCCTACGGCGCATTCAACGCCGCGCGGCCGCTGAAGATCAGCTTCGCGCAGCTGATCTACCAGACGGCGCCGCAAGAGCTCAACCTCGACCTCGAGATCATCGACACCAACCAGCAGGCGAACATCCGCGTCCCTGGCATTTTCTCGATCCCGCTCGAGCTCTACTACGACAACGGCTACTCGCAGGCCGTCCCGACGGGCGTCGCGTCGATCTTCCTGTACCCAGGCCCGCAGCTCGGCTACCAGCTGAGGCTCTACACCTGGCAGGCTCTCAATTCCGCGCTGAACTCGTCCGACACGCTTTTCGTGCCGCCTGGCTACGCTCGCGCGCTGACCTACAACCTGGCTCTCGAGCTGCCGGCGGATTACCGCAAAGAGCTCACCGATCGCGAATTCGAAAAGATCGAGCGCACGGCTCAGGAAAGCCGCAACTCGATCGAGAGTCTAAACGCGCCCTGCGAGGAAGCCGTCGTCGACGTGCCCACCTCTCAGCGCACCGGCCGCAGCCGGTTCAACTGGCTGTCGCCACTCGGATAAGGAGATTTGTTTATGGCCGACCTCGAACCCAAGGAAGTACACGAAGCACGGATCAACGAGAAAAAGGCGCGCAACATCGAGCGCGCGAAAGCTCACTCCGGGCACCAGATCCACAACCAGCCGGGCATGCCGCACGAAAAGCTCCAGCATCGCCTGACGAACGTCGACCACAAGGAAGAGGAGTAACTCCCATGAACGCGGTCGAAAAAGAGATCCCCGAAATGAAGCTCGCGAAGTTCGCCCGGCACCGCGCCGAGAGCTTCGCCGAGTCGCAGAAACAGCCCGGCGAAAAGATCGAGCACCGACTCACGAACAACCCGCCGCATGCGGACTCCGTTTATCCGAAGGCGAAGTACCACCCGCACAAGGCGCACATCGTCGTCCGGAACGCAGAGGACGAGAAGAAGCGATCGCCCGCCGAGGATGGCTGGGTCGACACGCCGGCAAAGCTCCCGCCTTCCGCGGTTCGCGACTTCTCGACCGAGGAAAAGCTCGCCATGCTCGACCAGATCTGCCAGCTCGTCGGCGTCGAGCCTGGCCAGAGTCCCGTCGAGATCCTCGAAGGCCTGCTCGCCGAGTACACGGATTTCGCGCACCAGCTCGCCGCGCTGAATAAGCCGGAGGACGCCGCGAAGAAAAAGGGGCGCCAGGGATGAAGGCCAAGCAATTCTTTCTCTGGCCCATGCTGGTGACCCTCGCCTGGTGCGCGGGTCTGCGGGCCCAAGGCACGGTCGTGCCTGGCACGCCCGACCGTGAGCAACGCTACCAGGCGATTCGCACCGATAGCAGCGCTACGTCCGAGGCGATTACGATCCAGCAGCCGGCGAGCCCCTCGGCCTCGATCCAGTTCGAGCTGGCGAGCCTGTGGTGCTCAGTCGCCTGCACGGCGACGCTCTCATGGAACGGAACCGCGGCGACGTCGACGTCGCTCGCTGTGACCTCGCTCAATGGCGCCGCAGCTCCAACTGCGACCGCGTGGCGTTCCTCAAACGTGGGCTCCGGAACCACCGGCAACGTATTCAACATCGCGGCCGGCACTCTCACCACGCTCGACCTGTCGAAGTTCTATCTCGGCAAGGGCGGCGGAACGGGCCAGAATTTCACCATCTCCATCGCCTCGGCTTCTGGCAACTACCAGGTGATGGTCCAGTGGGTCGAAAAGTAACGCGATGAAGTGGCTCGCCGGCATCGTCTTCGGCGCGATCGCGCTGGCGCAGCCGGCGACGGTCACGGTCACCGACACCCTGCGCCTGGCTAACGGCTCATTCTGCGGCGGCCAGATCACGGTGAGCTGGATCACGTTCACGTCGATGGACGGCGTCCGGATCCAGGGCGGCTCGCTCCCTGTGGCTGTGAATCCGGCGACGGGAGTCTTTACGGTCAACCTGGTGCCGACGAACACGGTATCGACGCCGGCGCAAGGGTTTTACACCATCCGCTACGACCTGCGGCCGACGATCTGCGCCGCGGCGACGTCGACCTGGAAGATCCCAGCAAGCGGCCCGGTCGGGCTTTCGGGAGTCGAGACGGTCTCCATTCCGCCGCCTCCGCAGATCCCCGTGAATTCGCTCGCGAACCCGCCTGTACCTGGGACTTACGAGCTGTGCTTTGTGGGAGGCATCGTCCAGTGGGGCACCTGCGGCGGCGCGACGGTGATCGCGGGCACCACTCGCCAGATCAAAGCCGTGAGCGCCTCGGGTGTCGTCACGCTGTCGCTCCAGCCAGACCTACTGCTCGCCGGCCAGAGCGCGAACGGCACCGACATGGTGAGTGGATCCAGATTCACCGACACGTCGCCCACTGGCAATTTCATGAACTTCAAGTCGCTCGCCGGCGCCTCGCTGTGGCAGGTCGACATCACCGGCACCTTACAGGCCGGGACAGTTCCCTTTGCGCGCTTCAGCGTCACGGCAGCCAACATCGTGAGCCTGTTTAGCGGGTGCTCGGGGACGCTGTTCATGGCAGCCGACGGAGCATGCCACTCCTCGGGAACCGGAACCGTAACGAGCTTCAGCGCGGGAACCGGCGCCCCATTCTTCACGACGAGCGTCGCGACCGCGACGTCGACGCCGGCTCTCAGCTTCAACATCACGAGTCAAAGTGCGAATTGCGTGTTCGCTGGTCCGACCACCGGCGCGGCCGCGGCTCCGACATGCCGAGCGCTCGTCGGCGCCGATATGCCGAATCCGTCGTCGTCGACGCTGGGCGGAATCGAGTCTTTCGCGGCTGCCACCCATCAGTGGATCAACTCCATCAGCACGCTGGGCGTGCCAGGATCTACGCAGCCGGCGTGCGCCGATCTCTCGGACTTCGCGAGCGGCTGCAATCACGTCGCGCCGGCGAATACGAGCTCGGTCTCACACCAGTGGTTCAACTCCTACACCCAGTCGACCGGCGTGTTCGGGCAGACGCAGCCGGCTTTCACGGATATCTCGGGAACCGCGACGGCCGCGCAGATTCCCTCGAACGTCAGGATCCGGGCGATCGGCGCCGGCTTCGACGGATCCGGATCCGCGCTTACTTCAGGCGCCACGGCGACGAGCTATTTCACGGTGCCCTTCGCCTGCACGATCTCGGCCTGGAACATCACGGTCGACACCGGGACCATCACCTTCGACGTCTGGAAGGTGGCCACCGGGACGGCGATCCCGACCTCGGGTAACTCGATCACGGCCTCGGCGCTGCCGGCGATCTCCTCGGGCACGGCCGTGCATTCGACCACCTTAACCGGCTGGACGACAAGCGTCGCGGCCAACGATATTTTCGCGGTCAACATCAACACCGTGGCCAGCGCCACGAAAGCGAGCCTCATCGTCGAATGCGATCAGTAGCCCTACTTCTCCTCCTCGCGATCCGCTCGTTTGCGGCGATCGCCGCCGCCGGCGTCTTCGAAGTCCGGCCGACGAACGGCAGCGATTCGAACGGCGGCGGCTTCGTCACCGGCGCATCCGGGACCGATTTCAGCCAGCAGAATTCCGCCCAGTACACCTTCACCGATCTCGCCTCCACCGTCGGAACGACTAACCCCTGCGTAGTTTCAAGCGCTTCGCACAACTTCGTCGCGGCCGACGTCGGCAACGTAATGCAGATTTCCGCCGGCACGAACTGGACGACGGGTTTCTATCAGATCGTTTCCGTGGCGTCGAACAACGCCACGCTCGATCGAGCCTGCGGATCCACCGCTTCGCTTTCGAGTGGCACCTATGCCGTGGGCGGCGCGCTCAAGACCATCGGCAAAGCGAATGGCGGGATGGCGGCCGGAAACATCATGTGGGTGAAAGCCGAGTCGACAATTTCGATTTCGACGCTCATCACCATCAACTACCCGGCGTCGAGCTCGTCGCAGATGCCCGCGGTCAACGGATACACCTCGTCGCGCGGCGACAACGGCCAGGTCACGATCCAGGCCTCGGCCACGCTCTCAAACAATCCGATCATCGACTTCCAGACCAATGGCGCCACTTTCGCGAATTTCATCCTCGACTGCAACAGCCAGGCCAACACGCGAGGAATCAACCTCGACGGCGGCAACATTCGAGGCTTCAACCTCTCGGTGAAAAACTGTCCGGCGGTCTATGGCGTGCAGTTCAACGGGACCGGGACGGCCTGCGAGCTGTGCTTCGTCACGACCCAGAGCGGCGGCCAGGCCTTCCTGTTCAATAACGGCTCTAACGACGTCTGCATTTTCTGCGTCGCCTACTCGAACAGCGTGCCGGGATTCGTGGCTTCGATCGGTGGCGTGACTTTTATCCACTCGATCGCGGCGAACAACACCGGCGCGAGCTCGGACGGGTTTCAGCTGAACGGCTCGCAGAACGAGGCCGTGCTGTTCGGAATCATCAGCTACAAAAACGGCCGCGATGGAGTGCGCTTCACCCAGGCCCAGCAGTACCCGATGACCTTCGTGAACTCGATCTTTTACGGCAACACCGGCAAGGACATCAACATGACCACCGCGCAGATCCCGGCGGGGACGCAGTGGTTCGACTACAACGCCTACGAGAGCGGATCGACGACGAACGTCAACGCCGGCACTCACGACGTCACCTTGACCGCGGATCCCTTCGTGAACGGGGCCTCGAACAACTTCGCGCTGAATGGCACCTCCGGCGGCGGCGCCGCGCTCAAAGCGGCCGGCTTCCCCGGCACGCTCTCGATCGGTGGAACCGGATCCGCTGCGATCGGCGTGCTCCAGCCAGCCGGAAGCGGCGGCCAGAAAGGGTTTCCCATCGTGCAGTGAGTGGCGGCGACTACTCTCATGCGGACTGATTTATGTCACTCACCGGCGGCGCACTCCTCAACGCAGCAGTCGAACGGCTCGGCCGGCTCTATCCTGGCGAGTCTCTGAACTCCACCGAACAGACCGATTTCCTCGCCGTCGCGAATTCGATGATCGACAACTGGTCGCTCGAGCGGCTCAACATCCCCGTGATCGTCGTCGCGAGCGCTGCGCTCTCGAACGGCGTGGCAGCCTACACCTTCGGCGCCGGCGGGACGTTCGGAACCACGCGGTTTCTGCGGCTCGATTCGTGCGGGATCCTGGTCCCGAGCGCGGCGATCGCCGGGACCTTCATCCGCGTGCCCTGCGAAATCGTCTCCCAGCAGAAATTCCAGTCGTATCCGGAAAAGAGCGCTGCGGTTCAGATCCCGCAGATGTTCTATTACGACTTCCAGTTCCCTGTCGCGACCGGGAACCTCGCGCCGACGCCGGCATTCACTGGAACCGCGACGAAGCTCGAGCTCGGCGGCTGGCAGGCCCTGGCCAACTTCCCCGACCTGGTCACCACGGTAAACACGCCGCAGGGCTACGACGAGGCCCTCATCACCAACCTGGCGATCCGCCTGGCGCCGCTGCTCACCGTGCAGGCCTCGGCCGAGCTGGTCGAGGCAGCCAAGGAATCGAAGGCCGCGCTGCGCGCGATGAACGCGTCGAACTTCGGCAACCCGGCGACACCGCCGCCCTCCGGACCGACCGACGCGATCCCGCCGCCCCAGGCGCCGCCGGCCAGGTAATGACAAATGCGTACGATCGGCGATCTCGTCAACTCCCGGAAGGAAGCCGTCCAGCGGAAGATTATCGATACTCCGCGCGACGGAGACGGGCTGTTCATCCAGCCTAAGGAAACCGGACCGGACCGCGAGATCGTCGAGAATCACAACCGCCAGAATTTCGCACACCTTTTCTCGTTCGCCGATCCCTACACCGGGAACACGCGAACTTACGACGAAGAGGGGCGCTACAACTGCGGCCGCTGCAACAAAGCGGACAAGAGCGATTGCCTGGTGATCCCCGTCAAGATCGACACCGAGGCGGGCAGCTGCCGGCATTGGGAAAACCTCTGCGCCGGAGATCCGGAACTGCGGTTGACGGGTGTGGAAACCGCTGAAATGGCGTCCTACGGCGTGGCCAAGAACGGCGTCGGTTTCGGATGCAAGCGATGCCCCTTTTCCGAAAAGGCCGTCGCGCCCGACAGCCGCGGCCGACCCTCCTACTGCCGAAAAGGCGACTTTCGCACTTTCCCGAACGCATGCTGCCAGATCAACGGCGCCGAAGTCGTGGCCGAGTACGAAGGCAACGAGCCATCGAAAGAGGATGAGCGGGAAGGCGAGTACTGATGCAGCGAGTCGAAGTCAGCCCCGATCGCCTCGGCAGCCAATTCTTCAAGGCCTACCAGTACGACGAGCTGGGCCAGACTCTCGAGATCGAATTCGCCGACGGCCGGAGATGCGTTCACTCCCGCGTGCCGGCCGACCTCTATCGGGATTTCCACGAATCGCGCGAGCCTGGCCGCTTCTGGGCCGCCGCGATCCGGGACGCCTCTAAAGACGGCCAACCCAGCTACCCGATGCGGATGGTGAGCTGATGCCAGGCCTCTCGTCGTTCGGATTCGTCGGGCCGGCCTACACGACGCAAAACCCCTCGGTCGATCCCGAGGACCTCTGCAACCTCTACCCGGAGCTCGTCGAGTCCGGCAACGGCGTTTCCAAGGGCACCAAGTACGCGCTGTTCAACCGGCCGGGCCTGACCCTGGTCGGGAACCTGGGTGCCTCAGGGCGCGCGCTGTGGGGCGGAAACAACCGGCTTTTCGCTGTGGTGGGCGGCAACCTGGTGGAAGTCAACTCGAGCGGGACGATCATCCACACCTACACCATCGCCGGCTCCGGACCCGCACAGATCGTTTTCGTTCCCTCCGGACCTGGTCTTTCCGGCGCGACGTCGGGCGCGCTGCTCGTCTGGGACGGCTCAAACGGCGCCTCGGCAAATATCTGGTACGTCGACGGATCCACGTCGACGCCGCCGGCCGTCATCTCGGGCGTGGGTGTCGGGTGCATCGACGGGTACGGCGTGGTGCTCCGGCCGCCGATCCCGCCTGGCTCGAACTCCGACCCGATCCCGATCTTCACGATCGACGGCACGCAGTTCAACCTGTCCAAGATTTTCGACGGCTCGACCTGGGACCCGCTGCAGTTCGCGATCAAGACTGGGGCGCCCGACCAGCTGCAGATGGTTCACACGCCTGGCTCGAACACCGGACCAGGTCCAGAGGAGCTCTGGTTACTCGCGAAGCGCTCAATCGAGGTGTGGTACGACACCGGCGGAAGCGCGCTGAATCCATTCCCCTTCCAGCGCGTGCCCGGCGCCTTCATCTCGCAAGGCTGTTACGCCGCGCTGAGCGTGGTCGCGATCAAGGGGTCGCTCTACTGGCTCGGCGGCGACGATCGCGGCGTGGGCGTCGTCTACAGGGCCGAGGGATACATCCCGAAGCGCATCTCGACTCACGCGATCGAGAACATCCTCCGCTCCTGGGCGATTTCGGGCTCGGATATCTCGGACGCGATCGGCTACAGCTACCAGGAAAACGGGCACGACTTTTACGTGCTCACCTCCCCGACTGCGAACCAGACCGTCGTCTACGACGCCACAGAAAACCTGTGGCACCGGCGGGCCTCGGGAGGAACCACGGCAGCGCAGTTGGGCCTGTACCACGCCTGGGCTTTCGGAAAGCACTACCTGCTCGACAGCGCGGGGAACCTCTACACGTCGAGCATCAACGTCTTCCAGGATGCCGGCGCCGCGATCACGTTCTCGCGCACGACGCCGATCATCTCGGAAGAGAACCGCTTCACGACGCACATCGAGCTCGAGCTCCACTACGGCGGCCCGTACAACCAGACGCGCAACTGGTCGCTCGCGATCTCAAACGACGGCGGCCAGAACTTCGGGACTCCGCTCACTCTTCAGACCGGGCCAGGCGGCAGCTCGCCCGATCGCGCGGTTTTCCGCCGCATGGGAATGTCACGCAAGCGGGCTTACAAGCTCAGCACCACCGACAATCTGGCTCAGTGCTGGATCGACGGCTACGCGCGGTACAAGAACGCAACGGCGGGGATCTAAATGCTCCGGCGCATGTTTCTGCTCGCGCTGGGCGGATCCGCCGCGGCCGCCGACGTCGACCAGCTGGCAGACCTGATGAACGCCTTCGCGCGCGTCTACAACCAATTTGCCGAGCAGGAACGTCGCGGAATCTTCGACGTGAAGCTCGCCCGCGAGCTTTCGCGGCGCTGGCGTGACGTCGAACGCTCGGGAGACTGGCCGCGATGAGCACCACGCCGCAGCTGATCTTTCAGATCCGGCCGGAAGGCTACGCGACGCTCACGATCGAGGCGCTGCAGTCGCTCACGCCGCAGGCCTCCGGCGGACCGACCGTTCAGCTCATCGATCCACCGATCCCGCAGCCGATCCTGGATGCCCAGCAGCTCGGGGATCCGCAGCAGCCGCCGCCCGACATAGTGACGTTGCTCAAGAACGCGCAAGCCACGCGTTTTTCAAAGCCGTGGATTCAGTGGTTCTGGCTGCTGAAGCGCTTTCTGTCTCAATCGCCTGGCGCATCGAACCAGCTCACGATCCTGGCGCCCTCGATTGACGAGACCGACGTCGCCTGGTACGCCACCGGCACCACCGACAATCACACGGATCCCATCACCTTCAACGCGACCCTCACCGGCCTGTCACGCTTCGGCGTACAAGTTACGGGGGGATCCGCCTACACCAACGGCGACACGCTCACGATCTCGAGCTCGAACGGGCAAGGGCGGCCGGCGAAGGGGACCGCGGTCGTCACCGCCGGCGTGGTCACCGGCTTTACTCTCACCGTCCAGGGCTACAACCTGCGCGCCCCTCTGACCGTCACCGGCGGCACGGGAACGGGCGCCGCGGCGACCCTCGGCCGGCAGTGGGCAGTCGGGGACTTCGTCGTCTGGAACGATCCGACGATCGTAAGCGGCGCCTACAGCTACGAAATCGACCAGATCACCAAGATTGTGCCCACCGACGACACGCACTTTTCCGTGACTCTTGCAAGGCACGCGAGCGGCGGCGCGTCGGGCTTTGCCCAGTACGGCTCGAAGCTCAACGCGCACACAGCGCAGAACTTCTACCGGCTCATCAACAAAGAATTTCTCGCGAACCTGGACGTCTCCGCGGGCCCGCAGCTGCTGAAGTTTCTCTGGGATAACATGGCCGTCGCGGCGCTCTCGATCAACGGCGCCGGCGTCTCGCTGCTGCAGAACCTGGCGCCGCCTATCAACGCGACGCGATCGACCCCGCCTGCGCCTGGCCTCCGGACGATGAGCGGCGCCGCCTACATTTCGCTCAACATCTCGGGGTCGCTCGTCCCTGGCGGCCAGACCAACAAGGCCGACGCGTCGCAGGCCTGGGAAACGATCCGCACGGCTTACGCCAAGGTCGACACGGCGCCGACGGGCGCGACGTCCTACACCGGGCCGAACGGAACCGTCGACGCCAACGCCGCAATTGTGGTGTACCTGTGCTGGGTGAGCCTCGCAAATGTGGTGCGGCTGATCGACATCCTGGTGATCGACGCCGGCAACTTCGCGAGCTTCTCGGCGGCGAATGCGCCCGATGGCCGGCAGATGCCGTTCCTCACGTTTTCGAACAAGGCGATCCAGTGGCCGCCCAACATGCTGCCGCTGTGCACCACAGCACTCGACGCCAACGGAAATCTGCTGCCGACGATGGGCTTCACCTGGACCGACCTCCAGCCGTTCTCGCCGGACGGCTACATCCAGGCCGTCGTCGTCCAGGTGGGCGCGACGATCGAGGGGTCTAATTTGCGCGTGGTGCTTCAGACCTGAGGTGACTCTATGGCTTTAAGATACGCGGAATCCTTCGGGCGATACGGCCCGGTCGGAAACGAAGCATTTCTCACGGACTACTGGACCGCGGCCGGCGGCGTGGTCCACCTGGTCACCGGCGACACCACCAGGGGAAATTTCCTGGGCCTCGGAGTCGAGCTGGTAGCGGGCGGATTGAACAGCGGCGCGCTCAGCAAGACGCTCACACACAAAGGCGGCTGGACGATGGGAGCGCGGATCTATTTCGGCCAGGCCGGCGGCTCGATCCAGGCGGCCTCGCTCATCAACGGGTTCCACGCCGGGACGCTACTGGTGACCTGCCAGCTCAACGCCGACGGAACATTCTCGATCGCGTGCGGGTCAAACGTCGCGCCCGGCAGCGGATCGAGCGGAGGCACGTCGAGCTTTTCGGCCCATGCTGGGCGAAAGTACTACGTCGAGCTGCAGGTCACCGGGATCGCGCTCGGTTCAAACGTGGCAGTCACCGCGACGATCCGCGTCAACGGCGTGCAGGTCGCACAGGGAACCACCAACACCGGCGTGAGCACGACGCAGCTGCTTCTTCAGACCGCGACGATCAACCGATGGGAGATCGCCGGACCGGCCGCCACGTCGTCGCATGTGTTTTCGGATATTTACATTGTCGACAGCGACGGGACCGTGCTCGTCAACGGCGTAGCGAAGGCAACTCCGCTCAGCACCTGGATGGGCGACATCAAGATTCAGCCGATCTTCCCCGCCAGCGACACGGCCACGATCCAGTGGACGCCGAGCCCGGGCGCGGCGCACTGGAACATGTTGAACGAAGTGCCGCCCGACGAAGATACGACCTACGTGAAAAGCTCGACCGTGGGCCAGCAGGACATCTACAACTGGCAATCGATTCCGGGATTCACGGGCACCATCCAGGGCGTCGTGCTGAGCTTCCGCGCGCGCAAAGATGACGAAGGCACCAAGCAGTTCAAGCAAGTCGTCGGCGCCGGCGGCGCGTCGCAGTCGAGCGACACGTTTTCGGTGGGCGACGAGTACATCTACTACCACTTCGCCTATGACCTGGATCCCGCCACGTTCGCGCTGTGGACCCAGGCCGGGTTTAACGGGACGCCCTTCGGCGTGAACCTGGTCGCCTGATGGCCATCGTCTACCAGAATTTCGACGCCCTGACTGTCGGGGCGACCTCGGTGCCCGGCTTCATCGTCGGAGGCAGCGGATCCGTCGTCACGCCTGGCGTCCATCTGGGCATCAACGGAAACGCCGGCAACGCCTGGCAGATGCGCGAAGGCTCGATTCTGTTCGACGGTTTCTCGGCGCCGATCCCCGCGGTGAATGCGTGGTTTTCCTGGAAGCACACGGCCTCGATTGCCTGCGGCCGCATGGTCGCCTTCGGTCAGTGGGACGCGGTCGACCAAAACGCCTTCGTGATCTTCGGCTGGCTCCAGCAGGAATCCGATTACAGCTTCTCGATCTATGCGTCGGGCACCCGCGGCAGCTTCGGGACGGGTTTGATTGACAACACCGGCTTGCACGCTCCTGGGGATGGCGGCGTACTGCAGCAGCGCGCCGATCAGCGCTTCGGAATCTTTTTCGAGGTGGATGTCTCGCTCGGCGCATCCGTCATCGGCGGCATCAACTTCGTCACGATCGGGTTCAGTGTGTACGCCGACGGCGAGCTGATTCTCTCGGGCTCGCTCGCAACGGACCAGGTGGTCGGTGCCACTTTGGGAACTCACGGCGGCACGATCGCGAGCGATTGCAACTGGGTGCGCTGGGAAGCCGGCGGCGCGCTGAACTCGGCCGAAATCGACGAGGTGACGATCGACATTCCTCCGATGACGTCCCCGACCTATCCCAACCCCGGAAGCCCGAAAGCCCGCGTGACTCAGGGCGTCATCGAAGCCAACATCCTGCCCTCCACCGCGAACGTGCGGGCGACGCAGGGCGTGATCGAGGCGAACATTCTGCCGTCGACGGCCAGCATCCGGATTACGCAAGCCGTGATCGAGCTGCTGCTCGGAAGCCGGCCAGGCGCGGGGCCTGAGTACATCAAGCGCCGGCTCCCCGGCAGTTCCTGACGAGTGGCGACTATACCAGTGGGTTCGGTTCCTGCGCACTTCCCTAGAAAGCGCTGTTCAGCGAGAACGGCGTGGCAGGATTCATTGCACCCATCATCGGGGGGATCGGCTCCCTCATCGGCGGAATCTTCGGCGGCTCTGCGGCCAACAAAGCAGGGCGCGCGATCCAGGCCGCGGGAAACAACAGCGGCAATCAGATTTCAAAGGACGCCTGGGGCGGAAACCAGGCGATCAGCGGTGCCGTCGCCGGCGGCGCCCAGGATTACGACTGGGCCAAGGGCGGCGTCGACCAGGCGGTGCAGGCCGGGCAATACGGCGTAAACCAGGCCGGCCAGCAGGCGATCTCCGGCATCTACGGCGCCCGCGACGACGCCAACCAGAACAACTACTCGCTTTACAACCAGCAGATGCAGGGTCTCAATCCCTACCTGCAGGCTGGCCAGGGCGGGATCAACGCGGCCGGGCAGCTGGTCGGCCAGGGGTTCCACGCTCCCACCGCGGCCGAGGCCGAGGCGACGCCCGGCTTCCAATTCCAGATGCAGCAGGGCCTCAACGGCCTTACGCAGCAGTTCGGGGCGAGCGGCGGCGCAGCCACCGGCGGGGCATTGAAGGCGCTCACGCAGTACGGCCAGGGGGTCGCCTCGACCTACTACCAGAACGCTTTCAACAATTCGCTCAACGCGTACAACACGAATCTCGGCGGCGCGCTCGCGCTCGGCCAGCAGGGCCTGCAGGCCTCCGGACTCGCGGACCAGGCGACGCAGAACTACGGCAATCTCTACAACTCTAACACCATGGGCGCGGCGCAATATGCCGGCAACATGGGCGTCGGAACCGCGGAGTACGGCTCCAACCTCGGAATGCAGGGCGCCGGCATCGACGCGAATCTGCTGACTGGCAAAGCAGGCTTTCAGCTCGGAGGCACCGAAGCCGCGCAGAACTACCAGATGCAGGGCGACGTCAACGCCGGCAACTTCTACATGCAGGGCGCGCAGGGCTACGCGGCCGGCAAGATGGGCCAGGCGAACGCCTGGAGCGGAGCGGCCTCGGGAATCGGCAACGCGTTCAGCGCGATGCCGTTCGGCGGAAATACTTCGGGCGGAAACGGCGGATGGGGCGGAGTCGGAATCGGCGGCATGATGACCGGGCCGGGCAACCCGTGGGGCATGCCGTATGGTCCGCCTGCGCCGAGTGGGGATGCTCTCCACCTGCAGGGCAGTGTGGCCTATGATCCGTCGACCGGAATCAACGGGCTCGCGACTGCGATGCAGGGTCTCAATCCTTGGGGGGTGCCGGCATAAATGGGCGGCTTACTTTCACAGATCGCAGCAGGGCCCCGGCCCGTCGAGATCGATCCGACGCTTGCACTGAAGCGGCGCATCATGCTGGCCGACATGCAGGCCCAGCAGGCCGAGCGCATGGCGCAGGCTCAGACGCTCCAGCAAAAAGCCCAGGAGCAGCAGGCCGCGTTCCAGGACCAGACCGCGCTGCGGCGCGCATTCACCGAATCAAACGGCGATTTCGACAAGCTGCCCGAGCTCGCGATCTCCTACGGCGCGCGTGTGCCCGCGGTTCAGGCCGCGCAACAGTCGCACGAAACACTGGTTACCGGGTTACTCGGAAACGCCAAAACCCAGAACGAGCTCGCGATGTCGCACCACGAGCAGCTTAGCCGCGCCGTCGACGGGATCTCGCAGCTTCCTCCTGAACAACGCGACGCCGCGATGTCGGGATTCTGGCAAAAAGCTCAGCAGTGGCTTCCTCCTCAGGAGCTCCAGACCGCGCAACAGACCTTCGGATCGACCGACGACAAGACGCTACAGGCCTTTAAGGCGACGCTCGACTACGGCGGAAATCTCGCAAAGGAAGCGATCGAGCGGCAAACGGCGCAGGCGAAAACTACCGAAGCCGCCACCGGCGTCGCCAAAGAAAACCGGGAAGCCGTCACGTCCGCGGCCGCCCTCCCTGGAGTCCAGGCCGAAGCCGAGAAAAAGCAGATGATCACTGACCTGATGAAACAGTCTCAGACTGATCCATCGAAGGGTTTGGCCGCGATCGATCTGGCGCTCGATCCCAAGCTCGACCCGCAGACCAATACGGCTCTGAAGGCCGCCTATCAAGCGATGATCCAGTCCGGAAATGTGGAAGGCGCGGCGGGGATCGTGAAAACGGCCGCCGAACATACCGCGTCTCTCAGTGACGCTGCCCGCCAGAAGAAAGTCGCGGACGCGATCTCTGTCGAAAAGGCTACTACGCCGTTGAAGATTCAGCAGGCGGTCGCCACGGCGCGCGCCATGAATGGAACCGGAGCGGTCGCAAACGTTCCGCCTCACCTCGCACCGACAGCCATCGCTGACTACCAGAAGTCAGGCACGACTTTCGCCAATGCGCTCACGCACGCAGAGGAGGTCCAGAAAGTGCTCGACATGGCTTCCTCGGGCAACAAAGCAGCTGGTGCCAATGTTCCCCTCGTAGGCGTCGGCGCTCTGAACGCGATCAACGGCATCAAGCGAATCAACTCGGCCGAAATCGCGCAGTACGGAACCGCGGGAAGCCTGCTCGACAAAATCCAGGGCAAGTTGAAGGGATGGACGGAAGGCCAACCCATTCCGAACGACGTCCTCAACGACATGAAGGCCCTGCACGCGCAGCTCGCCCAGGGCGCTTCGATGCAGCACACGCGCGAGGTCCAGTCGATCAATCAGGCCTATGGATCGAACTTCGCTCCGATGAAGTTCGATGCAGCCAACAATGGCCCGGCTACCGTTCCGGACCCGGTGAAGAAGCTGCTGAGCTCCGCAACCGTGAACCCCGGCATCCACACCCTGACCGACGGGTCGAAGTGGATGAAGGCCGCGGACGGAACGATCTCGAAGCAATAAGATGGCTGACCAGCAGCTCAGTATTTCGGATTCCCAGCCTCTTCCAGCGGCAGGTCTCGGCATTGCGAACAGCGAGCCGCTGCCCGAACAAACACCCAGCGCGTTCTGGAATGGCGTCAAAGAAGCCGCGCGCAACCTGCCCTCTTCGGCTCTCCGCGCGATCCAGAACATTCCGCGGCCCGGACTTGGGGCGCCGAACCTCCGCGTCGATCCGCAAAACAAACAACTCATCGACGGCGACACCGGAAAGCCCTGGGCTCCGGATCCAGTCGAGGAAGTCAAAGGCTGGTGGAACAACATCAAGCAGCGCTACGGCAGCTACGACCAGGCCCTGGAAACCGCGAAGAAAGACCCAGCTGGGGTCGCGCTCGATCTGGCGTTACTGACCCGCGGCGCCGTGGGAGCTGGGGAAGCTGGACTCGCAACGCCACCAGGCCAGGCTGTCGCCCGCGCGGCGGATGCC